GCTATCCGCTACGCCCGGGAAGACCTCGGCGAGTAGCTGTCGGCGGTCGGCCTCGGCAGCGATGGAGTCCAGCTCGGGTCCGTTGGCGTTCCGCGCGCGGTCGGCGAGCTGCTGCTCGGATAGCCCGATCAGGTCCCGGCGGGCGCCGGGCAGGGCGGCGTCGAGGTCGCGTCGGTCCATCTCCGCGGCTACGCGCAGCACCTCGTCGTCGTCCAGGTGCGCAAACGTCCGGGCGAGCTCGTCGTCGGAGAACGAGGTGAGGTCCTCGGCGAGACGGTCGCCGGGGCGGATGCGGGCGAGAAGGTCGGCCAGGTCGCGGCGGTCGGCCTCGGCGGCGATCCGCTCCCGGTCGCGTTCGTCGAGTGCGCCGGCCCGGATAGCGGCGCCGAGCTGCTCGTCGGTCATCTCCGGCAGCGTCCGCTCATCCCCGGACCGCACGCGGGCAGCCTGGACCGCGTCGGCCGGCGGGCGCGGCGCGGTGTCGGGCAGGTTCCCGGCGCCGATCCGCTCGCGCTCGCGCTTGCGGATGAGCTCGGGATGCTCGGCGAGGTGGGCGCGCTGCTTGGCCTGCCACACGCGCACCTTGGCCTCGGCTGCCCGCTTCCCCTCCGGGGAGACCGCGGCAGCGGCGCGGTTCTTCCACTTCCTGATGCCGCGCTCGATGGCGCGCTGTTTCTGTGTGGCCTCGTACCCGTCGGGGTCGGTGGAAGCTTCGACCGCCGGACGGGTCACGCCCGGGAGGTAGGCGGCGACCGAGTGTCTACAGTTCGGGTGCTGGAACCCGGCCTTCCGTGCGCCGTCGAGGCTGCCGGCAATCCGTACCCGGACAGTGCGGCCGTCCTCGGTGGCGTGCTCGGCCTCGATGGTGCGCGCGCCGTCCGGGCCGACGAGCGCGAGCACTTCGCCCTCGAACGGCCGGCACAGCGGGCACTCGTGCGGCGCGTTGCTCACGATGACCAGGTCGACGCCCGCCGCGCGCAGCCGGTCGCCGTGCGCCTCGACCGCAGCCCGACCGCTGGACGTACGCACGGCCATCTCGGCATAGCTCGTCATCGACCAGGCGCGGCCGGCCCGGTCGACGAACGTCCGCATCCCGCGATCGGCGAACCTCGCCATTGCGGCTTGTGTCGCCTGCCGTCGGGTCTCGACGCCGAGCAGCGGCGTTGCGGAGACCTCGGCAATCACCTGCCGGTAACCGTCCTCGACGCCGCGCAGAATGCCGCGGTGCGTGGCCTGGACGAGCTCTATCGTCTCGGCCGCGAGCCGGTCAACGGCGCGGGTATTGGGGGTGGTGTCGGCGATCCGCCGGCGGTCGTCATCGCTCAGCGCGCCGAGCTCGGCAAGGCCGGCGCGGGCGCCGAAGTTGTACGCCTCGGCGACGGCGTCGAATACCTCAAGCTGCATGGCGGAGCCGAGCGCTTCGACGACTCCCTGCGCCGCGCGCCGTAGCGGCTGCACGTCGCGGAGCTTGTTTGTTGCCCATCCGGGCGCTTCCAGGCCGGCGGCGAGCTGCCGCGCGATGATCCCCAGCAACCGCGCCTCGGCGTCCGCGTACAGGTCGCGCACGCCGGCCGACAGGTCCTCGACCATTCCGGGGTGGATGGGCATTGCACCCCCCACCCTTGTCGGCATGGATTGTCAGTGGTGGCCGGTACGGTCGGGACATGACCTCTGTGCAGATCACGCCTGGCGACATCTTCACGCGCGCGGAGCTGAAGGAGATATTCGGAGGCTCCTTGCAGGGCGGAATCATTCCGTCGCAGACGACCGACAACATCCTGACCTTTACCGACCACGAGAGTGCCAAGCGCTACGGTTACCAGGATGGTTGGCTTGCCGAGGAAGATGAGACGGGTCCGGTGTTCGAGTACACCGGAGAGGGCAGCCGCGGCAACCAGACGCTGAAGCGCAATAACGGCTCGCTTCTGCGCCACGCTGAGGACGGGCGCGCGGTGCACTTGTTCGTCGCCGTCGGAACGGTGGAGGGCTCGGCTACGAAGCTGCACCGCTACGTTGGCGAGTTCACGGTCGACGAGAGCGAACCGTTTATCGAGCGGCAGGCCCTCGACAGTGAGAAAGACACGCGATGGGTCTACGTCTTCCGGCTGCGCCCCGTTGCCGAAGTCGAGCAGGCACCCGAGGACTTCGTGCCGCCGGCCGACGAAACCGTGATCAAGCAGGTTCCCGCAACACCCATGGCCGACTCTGCATATGCGCTCCGGACGCCAGCCGAGGCGACCGCGAGCAAGGTAGCCAAGCCGGAGAAGAACAGCAGGAAGAAGACCACCCGCAAGGCCACGGGCCCCGTGGAAGTGAAACGCATCGAGGCCGAACTGAGTGACCGGTTCCTCGCATTCCTCCAAGAGCAAGGTCACGAGGTGACGCGCTTTGACATCCGTATCAAAGGGCTCGCGTCCATTCTGTTCACGGACCTCTACGACGCGACGGATAACGTTCTGTACGAGATCAAGAGCAAGAGCGACCGCGGCTCTGTCCGCGCGGCCATAGCGCAGCTCATCGACTACCGCCGGCACATCCCCCCGAAGGATGCGCAGCTCGCTGTGTTGCTCCCGGAGCGCCCGCACGAGGACCTGCGCGACCTCGTCGACTCCGCCGGCATGGCGCTTGTCTACGAGAACGGCGACAAGTTCACCGGCTGGCCCATCGCCTAGCGTCGCTAGAGCATCTGCCCGGCCTGCATGGGGTCGGGCACTGCTTGGCCGGTCTCGGTCAGGATGCGGTCGACCTCGGCCTGCACGGCGCCGTCGTCCCAATCCGGGTGCAGCGCACGCACCTTGGTGTCCGTGCTCACGGCCTGAGCCTGAGAGAGCAGTGACAGGGTTTGCGCGACGGTCTGCGGGTCTTCCGAGACGGCGTCGCCGTAGGTGATCCGGGGACGAGCGGGTATCACTGTCGGGGTGAACAGGCGACGGTCGAGCATGAGCATCACGTGCAGCATGTCGGCCAGCGCCGGCCGCCAGTAGCGTGATTTCTTGTCGCGGGTGATCATCGACCGACGCTCGCGGGCGGTGACCTCGGTCGCTGTGACGGCGACCTGGTCGCCGATGCCGAAGGACTGGGCGGAGTAGCCGGCGAGCTGCACGGCCTGCCGGGTGATGGCGGCGGCCGTCCGCTCGTGCTCCTCTACTCGGATGGCGAATTGCGACAGGGTGATTCCCTGGTCGCCGTCTGGCGGGATGTTGAGTGCTTGCCAGATTTCCCGGTCGTCGTCGAAGCTCGCGCCGCGGCCGGGCCCGTGATCGCGCAGGTACCCGTCGGGCACGATCAGCCGGGCCCGGGCGAGCCGGATATCGCGAATCCAACTCGACCACGTCTCGTCGAGCCCGTCGAACAGGTCATGCAGCGGAGCCCGGTAGTCGCTGCGTCCAAATTGTGAGCCGCGATACTGTCGGTTGGGGAGCATGTTCGGCACATACGCCGCGGTGAGGGCGTCGAGGCCGGTTGCGATGCTGTCGCCCTCGGCACCGAGAGAGTCGGCGAGTGGCGCGGTTTCGGGGTGCTCGGTGAGTGGAACGCGTCGGCCGAGGCGGTCCGGCGTTCCCTGGTACAGCCCGTGCAGCACGCGGCCGGATTCGTGGCGCTCCAGGTGGCGCCATACGATCGCCGCGCCACTTGCGAGCTCGCGCCAGAACGTCACGGCGCGCAGCACGCCCCAGCGGTGTTCGGGAACGGCGGCGTCGGCGTGCACTGCGGTGAGCAGCGGTCGGCCAGCCAACTCCCGGTCCCAGGTCGCTCGCAGGTATACGCCGCCCAGTGCGGCGGCGACCTCGGCGGCCTCAAGGAGGGTGTTCACGATGCCGCCCGCCTCGACGAGCTCGTCGAGGCGTTCCTGCGTGGCCGGGTCCTCAACGGTGAACACCGGCGGCTCGGAGAACAGCAGATCGGCGGACGTGGTCGCGATGTCGCCGGCGAGCGGGATGTGCAACCGGCCGTCGCGCTTGCCCTGCGCCGGGCGGCCCCGGGACCACAGCCGGCGGCGGCCGTCGCCCCGTTTGCGCTGCTCGACGCCGTAGACCTTGGCGAGCCGTTCCCGGTCACCGGAGTACCACGCGTCGTCGATGCACATCGCGGCGTACTCGGCCGTGTACTGCTGGGGCGGCCACGCGGTGCCGTTCTCAGGGAGCGCCATCGTCGGTCACCTCCTGGTCGTTGTCGAAGGCGAGTAACTCGTCCTCGGTCGCGTGGTCGGCGACAGCGGATCGCACAGACACTGTGCCTGCGGGCGTCAAGCGGTTGCCTTCTTCGTGAGCGGCGTGCCGTAGTAGCCCCGTGCCATACAGGATTGGTGCCATGGATCAAGCAGTTGCAGCGTTGCTCGGTGCAGGTATCGGCGTAGTCGGCACCGTGGGGGCGTCGATGCTGACCTACTTTGGGGTTCGACGTCAGGCGCCTGACCAGGGGCGGATTGAGCATGCCCGACAACTCAGGATCGAACGGCGCGAGGCATACCTTGCATTCTTGGCGTTATTGGACCCTTTGGAGCATGTGCCGTCGGGACCAGCGTCATCACTTCCGGCTGAGGAGTACGAAGCACTGGCGCCTCAGGCACGGCTGATACATTCGCAAGGTGAGAACCTGCTCGGTCGCATCCGGCTGTGCGGTCCTGTGGAGATCGCCAGACCGGCAGCGGATCTACTGGGCGCCGCGTTCCGTGTCGCGGCGGTTTTCCTCGCAAGGTCTCAAGATCAGTACGAGATTGATACCGCATTCGAAGACTTCATCGAGGCGCAAGCAGAATTCATCACTCAGGCTCGGCAAGTCATGACGGAACCGCCGAGCTGATTACCGCCGCTGATCAAGTGTCGCCACTCGTGCGCGGCCGAATGGACCGCGTAGCGCAGCGCGTCGACGCTGTGATCGTTCTGCTTGACCGGCCGGTCTTCGCCCCGGGCGGCGGCCTCTTCCGACCACGCGTAGCCGGGCAGCTCGTCGAGCAGGGCCGCGCACGAGCGGTGAATACGTAGCAGCCCGGAGTCGAGCGCAACGCTCACGCTCCGGATGCCGTCGAGGACGTCGTTCCGGGCACGGGTGACGCCGGGGTGCCCGTCTGTCCACAACTGTGTGGAAAAACTCGCCGCACTCGGGTCGACGAACGTCCACTCGGGCGTGACGTCCTGCTCGGCGAGCCACGTCCGCACGGCCCGGCTGTACTGCGCGTCGGTCATCTGCCGGCGCGCCTTGCGGGCGTCATGGCGCCACTCGCCGACCACGTACAGGCGGTCATCCGTGCCGAGGCCGAGCAGCGCGGTGGCAAACGGATTGCTCGTGCCGTAGTCAACGCCGAGCCAGTACCGGCGCATGGCGGGCAGCTCGTCGACGACGTGCCGGGCCTCGTCGTAACAGTCGTAGATCGCGCCCTCGGCGACGACCCACAGACCGTCGATCATCCGTCTACGCCACAGGCCGGTGTACTCCGCGCTCAGCGCGGCGACGTACGCCGGCGACAGGCTCGGGTTGTCGGCGAGCTGAAAGTGCCAGGCCCCGAGGTCGAGTTCGTCGATCCGGTCGAGGTAGCCGGCCCGTAGCCAGTGCCGCGGGCTGTCCGGGTTCGTGCTGCACAGCAGTCGCGCGCCGGGTACGGAGAGCCGGGCGAGGAGCTGCACGAAGAACGCTTCGGGGACGAGCGTTGCCTCGTCGACGTAGGCCAGGGACGCGGTCATGCCGCGCAGCCGGCCCTCGGCCCGCGCATCGCTCGCGCCGATCAGGTGGACGGTCCGGCCGAGGATGCTCGCGGTCGTCGCCCCGCGGGTATGGCGCACCTCGTCGGCGACGTCGCCAAACAGTGCGGGGTCTTGAAGCGGCTCGATGATGTTCCGCTCGATGGTCTGCAACGAGCGGCCACAGATCACGATCAGGCCGGAAGCAGGCGCCCGGCGGATGGCGATCAGGAAGGCGACGAGCGACGCAATGGTCTTGCCCGACCGCACGCTGCCATGCCAGCAGGCAATGCGGACAGTGAACGACTCGCGGATCGAGCGCAGTTGCTTCTCAGACAGCGGAGGGGCAGCGGTCATCACTCCCCCTCGCGCTCACCACCCGTGTCCGGACCGAGCAGGGCGTCGGCGAGCTGGTCGAGCATGGCCGCTCCCTTGCTGCCCTTGGCGGACTGGCGGGACAGCTCGGCGACCTTGGCGTGTACCTCGGTGAGTGCCCGGGCGGCGGTGGCGTGGTCGCGGGCGTCGCGCGCGTTCTCCGCGCCGACAGTGCGGGTGACTTGGTCGAGCGCGCCGTCGAGGGCCTCGTCAGCGAGCTGCTCGCGCCGCGCGGCAGCGTCGGCGCGCCGAGCTTCGGTCGCTGCGGCCACGCGCGCGCCCCCGCTGAAGGTAAGTCCTTCCTCGCGGGCGATCTTGCTTACGGTCGCGGCGCCGCGACCGATCGCGCAGGCGATGGCGTTGCGCGATTTGCCCTCGGCGTGCAGCCTGCGCACCGCGTCGCGGTCATGGTCCCGGATGGGTTCGCCCACGACTGCTCACCTCCCGCCGGACATGCGAACGCCCCGCCGCAGAAGGGGGACGAGCGGCGGGGCGTTACGGGTAAGGAGTCAGAGGTTCCGGGCACGCCGGAGGCACCACCGACTATAGGTCACAGATTGATAAAGGTGCAACTCGGTAGAGGGCTGGTCCGCGTAAAGTCCTGTGGCGCCTCAGACGGCGCGCAGGTGACGCACATTGTCGAGCTCCTCACGGCGTGCGGGTGCCAGGGCCCGAAGCGCCTCGTAGAGCTGGTAGCTATCGCTTTGCCACTGGTGGAAACGGGGCTTCTGCAGCAGTTCCTGCGCCTTATTGAGAGCGTCATTGAGCTCCGCGTCGGCAAAAATGGTATTGAGGTCAACAAGCAGCAGACTCCGGCGGTAGACAAGGAAAGACCAACCCTCGTTGGGTTTCCCGGGAGTTGTGGGGTAACAGCCCAGACCGCGCGAGTGCAGCCGCGAGTACACCGCGCGCAGACGCGCCGTGCTGAGTCGTGTCCTGTCTTCAAGGGAGCGAATCCATGTATTTACGATTATATCGACACCATCTGACTCGTCGACTCGCTGCTCGATGGCAGCGATCGTGCTTGGGCACACGTGAACCGGCACCGATCCTCCAATTCGGTAGGTTAAATGGGTTCAGAATGCCGGAAGTTGGGCCGCCTTGCTACGGCACTTGCGATTTCTTCTGCGATGGTGTAGGTCGAGCTGAGCGCCGGGCGTCACCGTGGGCAATCGCACCGCCAGGTGCAGACCTGCCGCGGGTAAGGTGCGGTCAGCCATGGCGGGGGTTGCTTCCGCCCATGGTCAGGGCCCGTCCGGCGGTGAGGTCGCCGAGGCGGGCCCGTCTCGTTTCCGCCCGCTACTTGGCGCGCTGCTCCCGCAAGATCCGGTGTACGTAGGACTCAGTGAGCAGCAGCTCGCGCGCGATCTCGGCCGCGGATCGCCCTTCGCGGGCCTCGACGATGATCCGCGGTAGCTCCTGTTCGAGCTGCTTCACTTCCCGCCGGATGCGGGCGGCGTCCTCGTAGGTGAGCGGCTCGGGCTGCTCGGGCATCGTCGGGTGTCCTCCGTGTCTGTGCGGTTCGCCCGCCCCGCAGCTCCCGGGGCGGGCGGTCGTAGGTGAGGCTAGGCGAAGAGGGCGCCCTGCTCCTCGTCCGGGCCGAGGTCGAACAGCGCGTCACCGCGCAGAGCCGGAGTGCCGGCGACCCAACCGTCTCGCCATGTGCAGTCGGCCCGCTCGGATTCGTCGACCGTGCTGGCGGGTTTGTCCTCGACGGTGGGCTGCTCGTCGGGCAACGGGGCGCCGAGCTGGCGGGCGATCTGCTCGGCGAGATCGACGGATGCGGCGTACTTTCCGTCGTCGATTGCCCGCGGATCGGCGGTGAACGTGTGCAGTTCGCCGTGTGCGGCCGTGACGGCGCCCGGCCATGCGCTGCGAAGGAACCCGACGACCTGCTCGCGCTCAATCACGAGCACGTCGCCATCCTTGATGTGGTCGCGGCACTGTGTCGCGTCGTACGCCTCGCTGGTGGAGTAGAACCGGTGCACGAATGGGCCGGCGGCGCGGGCCTCGGCGTGCTCCTGATTGAGCCGCGCTGCGGTCGACTCGGCATTGTCGCGGTCGGTCTGCTCGATGATCCAGTCGACGGTGTACGTGTCCAGCACGCCGTACTCGTTGCCGAACTGCTCGACGCTGTACCGCTGGTCGACGTTCGGCTCGGTCGCGGCGCTGGCGGTCTCGACGGTGTCGGCGAGCTCCATGGCTGCGGCGGCGAGGGGTGACGCGGCGGCGAGCCGAGCGGATTCGGCGCGCTGCTCCGCGATGCGCCAGCACCGAACACACAGCCCGTGGCCGTTGTCGAGCAGCGTGCACGCTGCTCGGGCGTCGCGGTACTCACTTATGAACCTGCCGCACAGGGTCTCGTCGTTGCGCGGCGAGAAGTGCACGCGCTTGCCGCGGCCAACCGTGGCATAGGCGACGCCGGCCTGCTCAGCGAGCGTGAGCTCGTCATCGCGGATGACCTGCTCGGCGGGAGCGGCCTCGACGGTCACGGCCTCGGTCTGTTCATCGCGGGCGGCACCACAGCGCTTGCACTCGGTGTGCTTCTGGGGAAGGGCAAGCGGGGCAATGTCCCCGGGCTGCGCGGTCCGGCCGCACAGTAGCCCGATCATGCCGCCGGCGACATCGCGGCCGTAGTGGTAGGCGCCGCGCTTGGGGTTGTAGGCGTAGCGAGTGAGGTTCATGGGGGTTGCTCCCATTGGTTGGTTGAGCCGGGTGAGGTCCGGCATGCATGACTGTACTAGATACAGTACTGAGTACACAACTCATGCAATGAAGATGCCGGCGCTGCGATAGGGATTGCGTACTCAGTACTGAACTAAGTACAGTGAAGATGTCCCGCCAGACCTCACCCGGCATCACCTTCAACCCAAGGGAGCGCCCCCATGGCCACCACTGACACCGCCCTCGCCGTCCTCGCCGAGCTGCCCCGCGCCGAGGTGTCCACCACGGTCGGCCCGGCCATGGTGAGTGACCCGAGCGCGTCCGGCGTGCTGGTGACCGAGCGCGCCGACGGTGGCGTCGTCGCCTACTGGTTTGCCGGTGGCCGGTACCAGGCCACCAACGGCGAGCCGCACGAGACTGCCCTCGACACCATGGGTTCTCGCCTTGAGCGCGCCGGTTGGACCGTTGAGCGCGGCATCTTCCACGTCCGCGCGTGGGCGCCGATTCGCGACGAGTGGATCGGCGCCGAGTGCGGCCAGCAGCTCACCCTCGCCGGCATGGTCACCGACGCGCAGCAAGGCGCGTTGTTCGCCTGAACGGGCACGCCCCGCGCGCCGTCGGGCGCACCCGCCACCGTGGCGGATGCGCCCGACGGCATTGCTCACGCCGCCGCGGCGCTGGCCTCGCGCTGCTCAGCGGTGGCCAATACGCCGACGAGGCCGAGGAGCGCCGGCCCATCCCAACGACGCCGCCCGTGCTCGTCGAGCGGCACGGCGGCGGGACACGAGGGCCCGGTCGAGCAGGTCACGGTCGGCGGTTCGTCGGGCCCGGTGCGCAGGGTCAGCTCGCCGGCGCACCACGGGCACGGTTGATCCGGTACCGGGGTGGCGCGGGCGTCCAGACCGAGCGTGCGCAGCAGCCGGCCCGAGCAGCCGCGGGCGGTGTGGCGGGCCTCGTGCAGCAGGTGCCCGGGCAGGCACTCGAACGGCGGAGCGGCGAGGGTGCCGTCGAGGCGCTGCTCAGGTTCGGTGTCCTCGTCCAGCACGCGCCCCTCGACGTACATCGCTGCCCAGTGCAGCCCGTGTGTCCGGCTACCCGGGCCGGTTTGGCTGCGGTAGGTCCAGCGGCGCGGGTTGTCGAGGGGCGTGTGCTGCTGGGCGTGCGCGGCGAGCAGGTCGGCGAGGTCGAACAGGGCCCGCTCGATGGCGAGGCCAGTGTCGAGCGCGTCGAGGTTGAGCGGCGCCGGATGCTCACGGAGCACCAACGGCGCCCGGTCGGTGACCGTCGCCGACTCGCTCTCGCGCATGGTGTGCGCGAGCTGCCGCGGCGGCCAGACGTCGGCCGGCGGCGTCTCGATCGCGATCAGCAGCTCGCCCCAGTGCTCACGGATGGTGCGCAGGGCTTCGGTTGTCTCGTGAATGGCGATGCGGGCAAGGGTCATGCGGTCTGCTCCGGGGCCGGGTGATCTGCAAGCCGGGTTGCCTTGGCCGCGCAGGGGCGGCCGGTGCGCCGGGCGGTGCACATGCGGATGCCGCCGGCGAGACCGAGCTGCTGCCGGAGCTGGGCGGCCTCGGCCTGGGCGAGGTCGCGGTCGGCCTCGGTCTCGACGATCGCCTGCTCGGCAGCGGCGACGCGCTGCTGCAAGCGGCGTACGGCGGCTTGCTGTCCGCCGGCACTGCGCCGGGCAGTGTCGGCGTCGTGCTGCTCGGCCTCAATGAGCGAGCGCAGTGCGGCGGCCTCAGCTCGGGAGAGCACGCCGCGGTCGACGCGGGCGAGCAGGACGGCGAGGGCCTCGCACCGCTCGTCACGGAGCAAGGCGGCCTCGGTGCGATGACGGGTACGGGTCATCGGTTCTGTTCTCCGTTCGTTCGGGCACGGCGGGTGAGCCACGCGGCGAGTCGCCGCATCGGGCCGGCCTCGCGCGCGCGAGGCGCGACCGGTCGCGCGGGCACGGTGGTTGAGATGTGCCATCCGTCGCGGGCGAGCCGGTCGGCCAAGGCTGCGGCGGTCAACGTGGCTGCGTGGGGCGGCAGCCCGAGTTCGTCCGTGAGGTGGGCGGCGATACTGGCGCGGGCCCCAGGCGGGATCATCGGCGGGCACCTCCGGCGGTATGGCTGGTGCGAGTGCGGTCGGCAGCGTGGCGACGGGTGTTCATGCTGCGGCGTCCTGCGCTGCGCGGGCGGCGTCGATGCGGCACGGGTGCGGTGTGGCCCGGGTGCTGCGGCCCTTGCCGCGGCGGCGGAAGCCGGTACGGCAAGGCCGGCCGGGCTCGGCCTTGCACCACGTGCAGCGCTGGGCGAGGGCGTCGGGCTGCCCGGCAGCGAGCGCGGCCTCGTAGGCGGCACGGGCGCTGCGGAAGGGCGCGAGCTGCCGCGCGGCTTCCTCGGGCATCGCGCGGCGCGGCGGCCTGCCGACGCCGGACACCAGGGCGGCGAGGCGCTGCTGCCCGGCGGGGTTAATCTCGGCCCGGTACTGAGCTGGCGGAGTGTGGCCGGTGGCGACGGCGGCCCGGGTGTCGCGCAGCTCGACCCGCCATGCCTGTGGGTTGTCCGGGCTCGCGGCCGGCACGGGGTCGGTGTGGCGGTTCATCAGCTCGGCGCGGTGCGGCGCCCATGCGGCGAGCAAGTCGTGCGGCTCGATTGCCCGGAACTGGGCGGACCGGTCGCCGCCGCGCTGCTCGTAGTAGCGGCGTACGGCGCGTGCGGCGTCCCATCCGGAGTCGGCCAGGACCGCGGGGACGTCGGCGAGGACGCCTTGCCAATCGGCAATGGTGGCCGCGGCCTGCTGCGGGTCGGCGAGGACGCGGTGCACGCGCCGGTCGAGCCGGCCGGCGTAGGCCAACAGCGCGGTGACTTCGGTGTCGATCATTGTGCGGTGCCTTTCTGCTGCTGGAGCAGCGCGAGGCCGGCGGCGAGCGTGTCGGCGGGCGACTGCGGGGCCGGGCGGCGCGGTCCTCCGGCGCTCGCGGGACGGGTGGCGGGCGCGCGGTCGAGATCGGACCAGACCTTGAGCCAGTACCGGGCCGGTTTGGGCCCGTCGCCGCACGCGGTACGGCGGGCGGCGAGGTCGACGAGGGCCTCGACGCCGTGCTGCTGGGCGAGCTGCCAGACGTCGCGCTGCTCGCCGAGGCCGAGCGACCACCGGACGTCGACGCCGGCCGCGCCGAGCGCATCGGCCAGGGGCCGCAGCTCCGGGAGGACGGACGAGCGGCGGTCGACCGCACGCGGCTGCTGTTCTGCTTGGTGATTGCGTTCTGATGCGTTCTGGGGTCCGGTTTCCGGCCCGGCACCGGTCCGATTCCCGTACCGGTGGGGTCCGGTTTCCGGACCGCTGGGAGTCTGGTTCTCGGACGGGTCCGAATCCCGGACCGGTGCGGACACCGGACCGGCATAGGCGGGTGACTCGGTCTCCGCGCGAACGTGCCCGACGGCGTGCGGCAGCCGGTAAACGGTCTCCCCGCGCGGACCCTTGGCGCCCTCGACGACTACCAGTTCGCCCGAGGCGAGCAGCCGGTCGACGGCGGCCACCACGGTCGAGCGAGCGGCGTTGGCGCGCTGCACGAGCATCGTCGTCCCGGCGTAGGCGGTGCAGTCCTCGCCAGCCTTGTCGGCGATGGCGAGCAGCACGGACCGCGCGGCGCCGCGGGAAGCGGACCGGTTCCATACCCAGTCCATGGCGTCGAGGCTCATTGCGTGCCCCCGACGTACCGGGCGTACACCCGATGCTCGATGCCGTCGCCGGTGTCTACTGTGCGCGCGACGGCCTCGAAGGTTCCCGCCGGAGCGTAGGCAGCGAGCTTGCCCGTCCGGATCGCCTGAGCCGCCGAGGCGGCCCGGGTAGTCGAGGCAGGGCGCTGAACGACGCCCCAGACGTTCGGATTCTCCTTGAGCTCACGCGCAATCCGCGCGTGCTTCGTGCTCCGTTCTCGCGGCGGCGGCCCGACAAAATCAACGGCCACGTGATCACTCCCCCATGCCGATGTCTGTACTCGAACGGGAACGACAGCGGCCGGAGAGCGCCCACTTGGGACCCGAACGCTTGTTCCTGTTTCGGAACAAGCGCAACAGTAGGGCGCTCAATCGAGGCAGGTCAACGACGTTGTCGGGTGTGCGGTCTACGCTATGGCTGGTTGAATGTCGGTCGTTCGTGTTGCGCGACAGGAACGGAGATGAGACGTGTGGGAGTCCGGAACTCCCTTCGCCGACCTTGTACGCGAGGCGGCCGAAGGGACGACATATCGCAAGTTGGCCGAACAAGCCGTCGACCAGCGGTCCGGTTACCGCGCTGCACACACCACTCTGTGGAAGATCGCGAAGGGGGAACAGGTAAAGATCCATCCGGCACTTGTGAGGGCTGTCGCCACTGCTACCGGCCGGCCCGAGCGTGAGGTGCAGATTGCCGCGGCGCAGCAATACGTCGGCCTTGTCGCCGACGAGGTCGGGATGTTCAGCCCGGGGGCGGCGGTCGTTGTCGCTCACGTGCCCGGCATGACGGCCGGCGACATGCCCAAGGTGCAGGACTTGCTCAATCGCTGGGCTGCGCACGGGGGTTCGGGCGTGAGCAGGGAAGATGACGCGCCGTCGTAAGAGCGTGACGTGTGGTGTTGTCCGTTGTAGTGTGGTCGGGCCTTTGCCTCGGACATATGTTCGAGGTGTAGGTCACGTCATGCCACAAGGGGGGCATCTTGATCTACGTGACCCGTACCCGACTAGATAACGGAGCACCGGCGGTCGCCCGCGCATCCAGCGACGATCTCGAACTCGCCGTCGACGACCGACACATAACCGAAGTCGGAGCGACCGCGCTTGAACGAGTCCTGAATGGTCTGTCCCCCCACGGTGGCCAGCAGGACCCCGGCACGGATTGTTCGACGTTGCACCCCGACGTCGACGAGTGTTGAAGGGACGAGGGCCGCACTGCACGCGCTGTGCGGCCCTCGCTGCGGTTCGATGAGCCGTTGCTCGCCTCGGCGCCCTCTCGGTAAACTTCCGTTAGCGCAGGTCACGCCGTATATGAGGTGAGCCCGACGTGAGCCCCAGGTGAGCCCGGTGTGAGCCCGGACGCCCGTGAACGGGGCGTCACGAGGTGGCAGTGCGGATGACGGTCAAGCCCTCCCACCTGGGCAAACGTCATTAGCCGTCATGATGCGTCATCCCCCAACACGTCCCCCTCTGGACTTTTAATCCGTTGGTTGTGGGTTCGAGTCCCACACGGCCTACCCAACGCCCCAAGGGCTCCGGTCCTTCCCGGGGCCTGTCGCGAGTGGAGAACGCCCCGGGGGTGGCCAAGGGGTGGCCACGCGTGCAGACGCCGCGCACGAGGGTGGCCGTCCATCGACTCGATGGGTCTCCCCCCGCTGTGCCCGTGGTTGTCGAATCCAGACAGCCGGGAGTGGGCCGAAGTACGCGGCAGTGCCTGGAGCTCTCATGGGACCCAGAGGGCTGGGGCCATACTGGAGATAGCTACATATCGCCTGGCAGCGCCGAGTCTGGTAGTTGCGGGAGCAAGCTGGGAGTGGTCAATCGTCTGTTCTGGTGGGTGTGCCTCCATCGGGAGGCGCTGAACGTGGGCGAGGAATCACGGCGGACTGCTTCGGCCGTCCGCGCTTCTCTGTAGCCCGCTTCTTCGCGATGGCCATGGCGGTGAGGTCTCTGCGGTAGCCCGGGCGCCGGGACTCCCGGCGTCGGGCGAGGGCTGGGACGAGGATGTTGAGGTGCAGGAGCCGTTTGAGTGTTACTGGGTGAAGCTCCATGATCAGCCGCAGTGGCTTCTCCGGGTGGGGGTCTGTGCAGATCGCGATGAGACGTCTAACGCCATCTGCATAGCGTTTATGGAGAGACTGCTTAGTGACTCCACACGCGGCCGCCATCGTGTTCCAGGTGGCCCCGTGGTAGCTCGCTTCGGCTATGAGGAGTGCTCGCTCGGCATCGGCCCGGCATGGAGCGGCGGGACCCGGACCGTCCTCGGGGAGGTCATAGGTGGCCAGGATCGTGGACAACTGCGGCATCGCGGCGTGCCCCCGCTCCTCGGTGCGGCCCGGGTTCTGGTGCAGCTTCGTCGGGTCGATGGCGAGCGCATCCGCGATGGCATCCAGGACCGGATCGGTGGTGCCGCGGGCGCCGCGCCCGATCTTCCGCAGGGTGCCGACGTGGATGCCGGGGGCGGTTCGCCTTACCCGCGAACGACCTCCGCCAGGTCGTGCAGCGAATCGATCCGGTAGTCCGCGGCATCGCGGACACCGGGGTCATCGGCCCACAAGTGCCCATACGGGCCGCGCCGCAGATGCGCCGTCATCAGCCCGGCCTCGCGGGCCGGGAAGACATCGTTTCGGGGGTGGTCGCCGACGTAGAGCACCTCCCCAGGGGCGGAGACCTCCGCCAGGTCCACGACGCGCAGGAAGAACTCCGCGCTCGGCTTGGCCACACCCCACTCTCCCGACGTGGCCACGGCATCCACAGGAAGTTCCAGCTCTCGCAGCTGCGTCCCGGCAACGCGCGTCTGGTTCCCTGCGACGACCACGCGCACCCCGGCCTCCCGCAGCGCGGTGAGGGCCGGCCGGACATCGTCGTAGAGATCCGACTCCTCCAGCCGCTCACCTCGCCCGGCCGCCTCCCGCGCCACGTACTCCGCCGCCAGGTCCACGCCGGGCGACAGCAACCGTAGGGCATCCGCGTTGTCCCGCCCCTGGGCGACGACTGCCCCGACCAGCGCGGAGACGGTGTGCCGATCAAGACCGAGCCAATCCGCCCACGATGCCCAATAGCGCGTGTCATGCGTCAGGGTCTCACCGATGTCCAAGGCAATGGCGCGGATCAT